TGTTTTCTTACCTTTCTCCGTAAGCTTGAAGCAAAACTTCTTCTAGTGGGAACGGAACTCTTATAGTGTCTCCTATTTTGCAGTGAAAATCAGTTGGCTTGCCATTAAACCAAGCTAAAACCCACCATAAACGAGCATCACCATAATGTTCGTGCGCTAATTTACTTAACCTATCTCCAACAGCCCAAACATGAGTGACTTGTGTAATCTCTTCTAGGAACTCTTGTGACACTGGATCACCATAAAACATTATACCATAATGATCTACTTTTTTCGACCCTGTTTTCTCTAAAAAATCCTTAACAACATCTGTATCGTTTGCTAATTTTTGTCCTGTTTTATTCCATTGCGTCATTTAGTATTCCTCATTAAGTCACATTTGGCGTTGTTGCTGGTGTTCTTGTTTTTCTTTTTCCGGGTTCTTGGTTATAAGGGAAACTTTCATCAAGAAAATCACCATTCATGTCTGAGCCGATTGGTTTTTCATGTAATGGTTCAAAAACAATACCGCAAGAATACTTTATTGGTATCATTTCGTTTGCATCATTTAAGAAGTGGCCTGAATTAAAATCTGGTGCAAAGTTAAAACCTTGAATACAACCAAGTAACCCACTTTGGTTGGCAGGGGACCTAATGTAATTAGCGTACTTTATTCTTATAAGTGGTGCTGCCTTTATGGTTCTTGAATTGTTTTCCGTGCCAATTGGGTCACTATAAACAGGATAAAGCATTTGTATAAGTCTTCCATACTTTTTAAAGTTTTCTATTGCTATTTCTCTGTTTCTTCCCAGGATGTCAAAACTAGCATTTATTCTTCTGGAGGTAGAGGTATAGTGTTTTATGGGGTCCGTTCTACCGAATGTTGTTTCTCCAGACCACCCAACGTTGTAGTCGTCACTAAAGCCTGTTATAAAAGCTGGAAAACTTACTTCATCTCCTGTTGCCACAGAAGTAAAAGTTATCATTTGTCCTGCTTTTTTCGCTATTTCATCAAAAAATGGCATTTACCTCTCTCCTATTATTCTGGAACCAGTCTTCCAACTTCGTTTTCAATTAATGTAACTAGTGGCTGATCCCCTATGTAAAATTTATAAACGTTTCCGCTTCTTTCTGTTTTAACTGCTGGTCTTTTACCTGTTGCTCCGCCTTTTATTGCTGATTCTGTTTCTGGTACTGGTGTGCCTTCCATTCCCGGCTGTGTGCTAGGTTGCCCGATGCTCTCTTTAATTTGTTCTATTGGGATTTGGCTTTTTACTTTCTCAAAAATTTCTTCCTTTGATAGCCCAAGTGAATCAAACACACTATCTTCCCTCAAGATTTGAGCTGCCCTCGTTACAATACCACCCAGGTTTTTTGGAAAAGCTTTGTTAAAAAGATTCAAAACTGCATTGTCCAGATCCGTTAATTTTGGTAGATTTGCTCTTGCAGTTTCAGTTGCACCAATCTTCTCTCTAACAGAAGTTCTATCTCCACTCAACACTGCTTGAGCAAGTTCTTCCACATTTAATCCAGAGGCTTCTATCTCCGCTCTTGAAAATGTTTCTATAAGTTTTCTAAATTCCGGAGACTGGTCTGCTGCACGCAAAACATCAGGACCCATGCCCTGGGTCATAGTGACAGCTCCGAGTCTAGAGAGTGCTCCGATCTGCATTTGGATACCACCAAGAGTGGATGGGCTCCTCAATTCATTGCCTCTTGTTAAGATCACTTGTGCCTGAACCGGATCTAATAAATCAAGAAGTTGCATTCTAAACTTTTCTAAGGCTTTAGTTGAGTTATCTACCTCTTTTGTGAATGCAACATTTTCTCCACCTTCGCCACCAAAAGCTTTTCTAGTTTCTGCTGCTATCTCGCCCTTAAGCCCACCTGTCTGCAAAAATCTACGTGTGTCATCCAAACCAAGTCCCAAAACTTCGTTTATTGATTGAAGGGCAAATTTACCTTGAACACCTCCCGCTAGGGCTGTTCCAGCTACGCCGCTTTCCATCAGTGCGCCACGAATTGAAGTCATTCGATCTTCTTCAGACATCATCAATAGTTCTGTGGCACTGAACCGATTCCTTCCCAGTAGAGAGTTTAGCTTTGCTGCCATCTGTGAAGCTCCACCAATGGTATCCATTGGAGTACCAAATTTACCCATAAGGTTATCTATAGAAACACCAGTTTCGTTTGATAGCCTTTGGATCTCTACAAATTTTTCCTTTATTTCGGTAAAGTTGTATGCCAAAGTTTTAGACACAGTTTGGAAGTTTTGAGACATCTGGCTTGGCAGCATACCAACTTGCTGTGATAGTTCGACCAAAGAAGCATTTAATCCTCTAACCTGATCTTGGCTTGCTCCCATTGAGTAAATTGCGAAATCAACATTTTTGGAAAAGTCTCCATAACTCAAGCCTAACTCATTCAACACTGCTGCTTGCTTGGAAAGTTCCCCCGCCAATTTAACTGTTGAGTCTTGTGTTGCTTTTGCTAATTGCTGGAAGTTTCCTATCCCTTTCGTCAAGGCACTAAATGCTGCGGCGCCGGCGTCAGATCTACCCAACAAGATATCCAATTCTCTTATAGATGTATTCAAGCCTTCTTGTAGTGGTCCGCCTTTTACAAAAAAAGCACCTGATTTAGTAATTTCTTTTAAAGTCTTTTCTGATTCTTTATACTGCTCGTTGAGAGCCCTAGTCAGGTCATTTATCTTATCGATATCAACATTGTCACCAAAATAGCTTTTTGTTTCTTTTAAAGATTTGTTTTCTTTTTCTAGTTTTGCTATTCTTTTTTCTAATTCTTTAATTTTAGCTTCTGACATTACAATGGTGCCCCATAAAGTTACTAAACTAATTAGAACTTAACTTCTTTATTTATCTTCTGGTGGTGAAAGGTATTTTATAGTTCTATTTACAAACCACTTTCTTAGCTGTATCGGTAGGTTATAGGCTTCTGTGAATGAGAACCTACCTTCTCTCATAAGGTAAAAGATCTCTTCATATGTTACTTTCTCGACGTATTGACTCGTCAGGGCGAAAAAAGGCCCATGAAGCGGGCACCTCCTTTCGGTTAACAGCCCCGCAGGACTGACACTCAACCTCTTGGAGTGTGCTTAATTTCGGTCGAAAATCTAGATAGTATTCTTTTATACATAGAGCGTCTACTGCGGGCATATTTTCTATCAACTTATCTACAAGTTGTTTGTCCTCTATTCCCTCAACAGCCTTGATACAAGCCCTAAAAAAAGAAGTTGTCCTGTTATACTCTAATCCAAGTTCTTCTTTTTTCTTTTTTTCTTGTTCTAAGGTTTCTAACTCTTGAACTGATAGGATTCTTACTGTAACATCCAATTCTGCAACCGGCAGACTTATAGTAATTGTGTCTTCATCCGAATTGTAAGTGACCTTTTCTTTATTTGGATGAATTACTTCCTGCTTAGATAGGTCAAACTCAAACCCTGTAATTTCTCCACATCCAAGACACAGTTCTGAAACTGTAAATGAATTTCCAAATCCTGTTTTTCTAGCATTTAAAAGTATAGCAGCCATGTCTTGTTCGCAAAACAAAGAAGCGTCAACATCTGGTGATACAAGTATGCCCTGTACTATTCTTGCAAACTTATCTTTTGAATTTTCCGAGGTCAAAGAAGAAAGTATGTCTTCTTCTTTTGCTGTCATGTGTTTTAGTTCAACCTCTTCAACTCCATACAAAGGGCTGCTCTTTGGATAATAAAGACCTTTTGTTGGGAGCTTCACCATTTCGGTAGAAGCAATAAAAGACAACTTAGAAAGAATATTTTCTTTGGTGTCTTGTTGAGGTTGTTGTTCTTGATTAGTTTGTTTTTGAAACTTCTTGGAGTTTCTGGTCATAATGCCTCTCTTTCTTTAGGTAGGTTTAGTATCTTTCGTTTGGATTCCAGGTGCCTTGAACGTTAACACCCTCATTTAGATCAGCCCAGTCATAAGTGATGCCAATTGTGATGTTTAGGATGGCATCGTTCTCATAACTAAGGTCACCAAAAGTAACAGATGTTATTAGGGGATTATTGAGGTGCCACTGCTCTTTAATGTCATTTGCACCACCAGGACCGATTTGATCGATTCTGATTCTGTCGCCTAGGTTACGAACCATGCCTTCCTTGCTAATAGTTCTTTTACCATCTGGTCCGTCATTGACGTCAGGAGGAAGAACATAACCAGCCTCAGTTATTATGTTGTAAAGACTCTGTGCTGAGTCTGGCTGGATAGGATCAACAATAGTGATGTTTATTGGCTGCCAAGTAACTTTTCCTGGAAAATTAAATTGGTGCTGCAAAAATTGATGTTGTGTCGTTGTAATCTGAAAGTTTGGTTTTGTTACAGACTTTGCAACGAACTGGGGCATCCCGTTAAAGTAAAGGAGCCATTTAAACGATCTTTTTGGCTCAACGCTTGTCATGTTCCAGAAGTTTGACATATTTTAAAATCTCCTAAATTAAATAGTGTTAAAGTAGCTTTTTCTTAATCTTCGAAAGAAGCTCCTGTATTTGTTATCACGAAATCTACCGCAATAAACTCAATTGATCTTGCAGGCTTCAAGAAGACCTTTGCATACATGATATTTCTATCAATAAGATCAGGTGTTGTAGTGGTATCATCCAAAACAACCTTAAAATCTGATAATCCAAAACGGGTCTTTACGCTTTGCAAGAAAGGTACGACCTGGTTTGTGAATCTAGCCCAAGTAGCTTGAACGTTCTGTTCGAAAAGAAGACCATTAGAAATTCTAGAAATCTCCTTCTTAACAAAGATAAGTAATCTACGAACATTGATACGATCAAGAGCAGACTGATCACTTTGAAGAGTCTTTTGTCCGAAGATAACCAACCCTTCTGATACAAACTGAGCGATTGGGTTGATGTTCGCAGCATAGAGTGTATCTCTATCCTTTGAAAGCAATTGCTCAGAAGCTTGAAGAACTGGCAAGCCTGCGTTTCCAGTGTTTAATCCACCTCTGTTAAATCCAGCAGGAGCAAACCAAACATCGTCACGCTCTTCTGTGTAAGCCATTACGCCGAGTGCAACAACTGAAGGTGGTACCCACACATCTCTGTTGAACTGCTCATCCTTGATCTTAACCCAAGGATAGTAAGTTGCGCCGTAAGAAGAGTTGATTTGACGTGCAACAAGATTCTTTGCAGAAGTCTCTGGAGTAACATTATCTACTCTATCCTTAAAGCTAGTGCATTTTGCTTGAAATGGAGGAATGTAAACATCTGGCAAGTCAATGATTGCCAAGGAGTCTGCACGTGCCTCACAAGTTCTTACAAGTTTTGTGGTAAGAGATGTATTTGTAACACCAGGCATAGCTGCCAAGTTATGTTCTACCATCTCTGGATCTCTAATCATTTCAATTGCTCTATCAATTGAAGCATAAGCATAAGAAGTTGCTGTTGTAGCGTCTGCATTAACAACACCCATGTTGAATGGGTCTGCTTCTGTAATGTCAACACCATCGTTTCCGCCGACAAGAGGCATATGGAAACCATCAACGATGTCAAGCATTGTTCTAAGCTCTACTGAATCAGATGCATCTGCCTTTGCAGACCATGCCGTACCAGCAACACGTGAACCAGAAACCCACTTGGCAACATCGATTTGGCCTGGACCTGTGACTTGAGCATCTGTAACCGCAGACTTTGGCGTTAAAATAACATCATCCAAGCTGAACTTGAAAGCAACTTGACTATCTGTTCCTGCCAAACCAGAAGTTTGATCTGTTATAAGTGTACCATAATCGCTAGCGATGCGAACAAAGTCAACATAACCCTTGTTAATTGTTCTAAGTGGTGTGCCGAGGCCACTGCCCCAAGACATCTTGTTTGCGCTAGCACCGAAAATGTATCCGCCAGTTTGTCCGTCAGTAGTAGAGCCAGTGGTTACAACTGGTACATAAGGGTGGACTACGTTGAGTAATGCAGATGAACTAATAGCACCTGACAACGAAAGGGTTGCGTTAGCGGCCCAAGTGCTAGCGATTACTGCTGCGCCAGAAACAAAGTTTGCATCAGTAAATGTTTTTGGAACGATTGGTCCGTAAAAACCAAATGGTACTTGTTCTGTATTAATTGGCCCACCTTGTGTTTCAATCTCTTGGTTCATCTCAACACGGATGAACTCTGAGATGTTTAAGTGGCTTCCGTACATCTTATTTCTTTTTTGTACTGAGTCCCACTCCATGTACATGTCGCCAATTCTACGAGCAATGTAGTTTGAAGAATCTGGGTTTAAATTACATCCATCAAATCTTTCTATTTCTACAAGCCTTGAAGGAGTGACCTGCTTAACTACAACAGAGAATGTACCGAATCTATCAACTGCTCCAGTTCTTGCTGGCTTAATGTCTTCGATTGAGATCATTAGCTCTCTACTTGCATCGAAGCCATCGTTGATAGCTAAAAGTCTAAATAACCTTTGTTGGTTATCTGGGTTGTAAGATCCTGAGTCGCCCGAGGTATCATTGCCGAATACCCAACCAGAACGAGCAGAAGTTAATCCGTGATTTAAGCTTTTAAAATCATCCATTCCATCAGACAACTGCATAGCAACGGCTACAAGACCATTTGAACCAGCGCTTGAACTTAACTTTTGATAAGTTTGTTCGAATGTTTCTCCCAACCAGTAGTGGTGGGCTAAGGTACCCGAGACAATAGAAGAAATAGTAGTGTTTGTCATAACAGGATTTGTGTTAAAATCTTTTCTTATGTCGTCAAAAGCAAAGCTAACATCTCTTGTTCCTGCGGAAGAAGAAAGTTGAACTGTGAATTTTCCAGAAGCAGGCTTAATAGCTGCGTTAGCAAGAGTCTGTGATACCCCACCCGAAGCGTGGATGCCTTTCATCTTAATGCCAAAAGCAGATCCAGTTACGCCGTAGAAAATAGCACCTAACTCTAAAGAACCAGTAGATTGAGTGCTATCATTCTCCATCAAGAAGATACCCCAAGCACTACCAGCTTCCCATCCTGGTTCGCCGGCGCCCTCGGCAACTGCATCGTCACCAGCCACACCTGCCAATCTTACAACAGTGATTGGCGAATCAATGTCCGCAGAAAGGTAAGCTTTTGCGGCATACGGCAAGTAAGATTCTGCCAAAATGCCTGTTCCGTCTCTCCAAGGATCTTCACCTTGATTACCTGGCATTGGCTTGCCAAATACTCTCTCAAATTCTTCTAATGAACGAACTTTATAAGGCTTCATTGCTGGGCCTTTACGGGTTCTACCGATAATCACTGGTCCGACACCTTCTGGTGTTCTTGGAAGCTGTGAGTTGTCTATTTCTTTGAGGAATACCCCAGGTGAAACGAATCTAAACTTTCTAGATGCCATGTTAAAATCTCCTTTGCGGATCAAGATAAATGTTATTTTACTTAATAAATAGTTTTTCCTTTCCGCAATGGAAATAAGAAAAGGAAAAGCCCGCTAAAAAGCGGGCTTGGGTAGGAATTTAAGGTAGGATCAATTATTTCTTGATGTACTTGATTTGGATTACGTCGTCCTCATCGATTGCGTCGATAAAGCGAACTTGACGGGAACCTACGGACCCAGTATAGATGTAGTCGAAGATAGAAATAATGCCATCAGCAGAAGAACTGATCTGTCTTCCTGAACCAGATGCTACCAACAACATACCGTTCAAGTAAACCTGTACGGAATCTGCGAGTGGCTCTTGAGAAAGAGTAGCCGTAAGGAAAGTGGCGTCCAAAACAGAACCAGTTGCATAGCGAGTTGCAAAATCTTCAACATAATCAATGCTGAGAATACCAGATGCTGCTTGGATACCAGAACCAGTGATTGCAGATACAAGATCTCCAACTGACTCTTTCTTTACGATACCATCATCACTGTCTTGTACAAGTACAAAGTGAGTTGCATCACCGGCAGATACTGCGAGGTCTCCAAGATTAGGCATGGTAACTGCTGCGCCACTTACATAGAGGCCCTTACCGATACCAATACCGCCGGCTACAACGAGTGATGCATCTGTGTGAGAGTTGGCTTCTCCAGTCTTGGTGAGATTGATGCGACCGCTGTTAATTTGGATTGCATCGGTGTCATTAGAGGCTCCGATAGTTCCACCGATTGGAACGATTATGTTACCAGTGTCCATAACAAGATCGCCAGAGGCAGAAATGTGAGTTGTGAAACT